TAACTCCCAGTATCAATATATGATTGAGTTTCTTCCATATCACTGGCATTCTGAGCAAACTCATTACCAGCAGCAGAAACAATATTACTAAAATCCATATTTTTTACTCCTATAGTATTATAATAACATATCTTTTAGAAAAAGTCAAATAAACTTGAAGATTTTTTCATCTTCCATCCTCGAGCATCAACAATATCTCCAACAGATTCAAGGAAAGCTTTCTCCCATTGTTTTTCGTAGTCGATAAACTCTTCCAATCCAAACTCTTTTGGTAAAACATTCTTCACGGCAAAAACAGTATCAAAAACTGGATTGGGTTGCTTTAGATAACAGAACTTGATCTTTTCACCTTCTTCTATCTTCTCATACTTCTTTCCCAAATTCTTCTCAGTCAAAAACTTGTTGAAAAGTAAAGCACCTTTTACGTGAATAGGAGTTCCCTTTGTGTATAAAGTTTCTTCACCTGAGTATTTTTTGATATTGTTAACACCCCTTGGAAACATGATATCCTCTGGTGCAGCTTTCATAAAGTCTTCTCTTGCTGCATTGAGAAAATCAAACAGTTCCTCCTGATTACCATTCATCAGAATATTGATAGACTTCTTAATCTTATCACGACATATAGCAGGTGTAGAACTTTTGACTGCTGATATTCCCATCATCTTGAGTTTGGGTTCATCATATCGGACACCTTCAGAATCCAGAACATTTAGAACATAGTGTTTCTTACCAACCCAAATTCCTTGGTCAGCAATTACTTCTCGTTCCATTACCATCTTTTGTTTTGGACAATTCAGATAATTCTTCAACTCATCATAGAAACCCTCCATATATGGTTGTATTTCATTCTGAGAGACTATATTCAATCCATCTGCTATCTCCGTCTTGTCTTTGGTGTCCATCTCATTTACATAATCCGACAAGTCAAGATACAGTGAATCAGTGTCAGAGGCAATAACAAAATCCTTTTCGTCATTACCAAACCTCTTTCTCAGAAACTCATTCATCTTTTTCTCTGCCCAACGAATGACAAGTTGACCAGAAGTGGTAATACCTTCAGCAATGCGGATATCAAAGAAACGAAAATACTTGTTTCCAATCGCACCGTAGGCAGAATTCAACTGAATCTTTTTGACCAACTGAAGATTATAATACTTATCTGCAAGCATCTTTGTATTGTGGTCTTTAGTCTTCTCATACTCTTTCTGAAGTTTGATCATCTCTTTCTTGTATATCTTTCTATCTTGATACATCTTTGACATCAATGCAGGTAAGATACCTGTTCTGGTATTATCATAAACTGAACCATTGGCCATCATAGATTCTTGTTCAGTTATCTGAGGTGTACAAGTTCCGTTCAATAAATCATTGACTGTGACATCTGAGTTCTTTCTCTTGAGTGTTTCAGGTGATGTGTTCCACTGCATAATGATATGTGGATATAGTGAGTTCAAGTCAAAAGATGTAACCCATTCATAGTATCCTACTTTAGGTTCTTTTACATAGGCACCTTCAAAAGATTCACTATGTCTTCTGAGTTTTGGAGGAACCACAATCTTGTGCTTTCTCAGTGCATTGAAAATGATGACATCCCACATTCTAACTTGAAAGAATGTGTCATCATAGTTTACTTTGGCATCATAAGCCATAGTCTGAACCATCTCAATGAAACCAAGTTTCTCTTCAAGACGAACAATCAACTCAACGTCTTTTACGTTGTATTCAATAAACTTCTGGTAATCTTTCTCGTAAAGATCAAAGAGACCCTCATATTCTGAGTAGTCAAGTTTCTTTTCACCAAGTTCAATGAAAGCAATATGATCTAATCGGTAACTCTCTTGATTTGTAAAAGTAAACTTCTTATACATCTCAAGATAATCCAAATCGGAGACACCGATAATATTGTAAATCTGCTCTGCTTTGTTGAGTTTATGAGCAGTTCTTGGACGGACCACATTGATCGGTGATAATCTCTTTGCAGATTTTTCACCTAAAAGTAATTTGATTCTGTTCACCAAGTAGGGAATATCAAAAAATTTAGTGTTCCATCCAGTAATAATATCAGTATCAAATCCTGCCCAAAACTTGATAAAGTAATCCAATAACTCGTGTTCAGAATTACATCTTCTATAGTAGATATCTTTTTTGTGTGGTTTATATTCTTTCAAACCAAAAACAAAATACTTCTTACCATCAGACACTGTGATTGCGGTGACAGGTTCTGATGCTTCTTCTGGTTTTGGAAAACCGTTCTCAGAGGAAACCTCAATATCAAGATACAGTTTTTTGACAACATTGGGGTCAAATTGAATATCTTCAGGCCATTCGTCTGAAATGAAGGAATATTCAAAGTTTGCCATTCCATAGTAGTCATCTCTAGTAGTCTTTTGGAAACACTTATCCTTTGCTTCTAATAGACTATCAAACTGTATCTTTTTCAGGGGTGTCCCATAGATATCTCGGTATTTAGTTTTTTCACCTGCATTACATTTCATAAACATTGCAGGTTGATAGGGAACTTTCTCAGTGAAACGTTTCCCATTATTGAAACCCTTGACAAATATTTCATTACCAACAGAGTTAACACTAGTATAAAATCTCATATTTTTCCCTCTCTTCATTTAATAGTATAATACAATAAACAAAAAATGTCAAGAGGTTTTAAGCTAGTGCTGGTGACGTAATGATTCCGCTGGTCAATCTCCTATATTCTGCTTCGATTTGTTCTTGAACTACATAGAATAAAAGAACGTCTTGTGTGCTAAGTGTGAAACTATCCTCTTTTGCAAAGAAAACCCAAGGAACAAATGTAACCCTATTCTCAACAGGTAACATGTTTACTGGTTTCTCAACCTTTATAAGAATGTTTTGGTTCATAGAATCTGTTAACTTTTCCAAGTCAGTCTCTGTTCTAAAAATCACTTCTTCACCAGTTTTTAATCGCATTGCATAAATATTCATTTTATATTCCCTTCATACGTCCATGTTTATCTAAATTCAAAACTTTAACGTAATCAAAATTTGGACAAGTTTTTTCATCTGTAACTTCCCTATGTCCGTGAAAAGTTACCCTACCTTTGTATAATGTGTTTATTTCTAAACAAAGTTTTTTTAATGATTCGAATTGTCTTTTAGTAAACCGTTCTCTACCGTGTAAACATATAGATATGGTTTTATTATTGTGACCTTTTTGGGATGATGGTGTGATTTCAAGGTCTCGACCTTTTTGAATAGTACCATTTCTTTTTATGAAATAATGGTATCCAACATCACCCCATCCATTTTCTTCGACATGCCATTTTCTGATAACGGAAATGTCATCGTGATGTTTCCAATCACTATCACTACAGTGAATAAAAATCCTATCAACGTATCTACTGGGTTTTTCAAACGTGAAATCCGAATAATAGATACTGGAGGTTAAAATTGTAAAAAGTAAAATAAAATTAATGTGCATCATAGTATATATGTGAGGGATATCCCCCTCATCATACCAATATATTAACCTATTTCTAAAACTTTAGGTTGCTCTTCTTCAGGAACAACACGTTCCAAAGTTATTGTAAGAATACCATCATTCAAGGTAATGTTTTCAACAACCAAATACCTTTCTAGAACAAATGATTTCTTAAAACTTCTAGTTCCTATTCCTTTATGAAGATATGTTACAGAATTATCTACAACTCTATTTGCTCTCATATTACCAGTGACAACTAAAGTATTCTTATCTAGGATTATCTCTAAGTCCTCATGGGTAAATCCAGCCACAGCAATTTCTAAAACAAATCTATTGTTGGTATGTTTAGAAATATTGTGTGGGGGGTAAAAACTAGATTCAGCTTTGAAACTGAAACTGTCTTTCAAAAAACTGTCAGCAATTGCTAACTCAAAAAATTTCGACATTTGCATAATAACTCCTTGATCAACTTCTTTAAAAAGCAAGTTGAGTAGTAAAGACCTGAAAATCAGCATCTTTGTTTAGTTTATAAGCCTGAATTCAAAAAATCAGAATTAAATTTAATGTCAATATTTACCAATATTATATTTTGCTATAAGATTCCATTCTTCTTTTTTTGAGAATGGTAATATTTTTATTTTCTTTATATGTAGTTTATCTTCTATTTTAGATTTATCAACTAACTCAATCAATTCCCATTCTTCTAACAGAGAGCATATTAAGTTCCTTCTTTGCAAATCTTCTTCTTCTATTTCAGACTTTTTACCATCTAGATGAAAAAGTTCTTTAAAATGAACTATGTAATACTTACCTTTTTTGTGTAAAATGTGACAAGATTGATATAGTTTCTTCTCTTTGATTGATGGTATCCCCATTCTAGTCAAAGTTTCTTTAATTTTTAAAAAATCTTCCGGTTTCTTCAGTTTAATCTCCACCAGAGTTTTTACGACTGCTTCTTCTTCCACCTGCTGCTCCACCTTCACTCAATTCTTTTTTTATTATAGATATTTGAGTATCATTAAGTAAAGATAATATCTCAAAAGCTTTTTCATTGCCAACTTCATAATACTGCTTTATTACGTCAACATTCTCTTCAATGTTTGACTTTATCCATTTGCTAAATCTTTTCTTTTTTCTAATACTATTTAGCAAAAAATCATATTGCAGTTTTTTGTCGATCTCAAAAAAACTATTCATTGTATTAGACTGCATAATAGTATCAGGAAAATAAGATAATGTCTTATTAATAATATAAGGATTATATGCTTCCTCTATCTTCCCATTACTATCGTCTAATAAAACATTCTCCTTGGTGGTATTTATAGAACCTAAAAAGAACTTAAACGGACAATAACTCTCTTTGGAACAGTCTTCATCATCAAATTCCACTTCATCTGGTAGTTCTTCAAACAATTTCATTATTTACAAACCTCATTAGCCATAAGTTCGGTGAGACAGGCAACAATGTTAATCTCTTGATCTGCAACAAAGCAAGCCTTGTATTGGTATTCTGCGAGAGTGACGACAACTGTTGGGATTGTCTCAGGTTTCATCCACTGATACATTCCATCATATAGTTTTCTAAAAAACCTTTCTGGGTCTGCGTCACCGTGATGAACAACCCACTCACGCATTTTTGAGAAGTTTTTGTTCTTTAGGTGAACAATGAGTTCATCCATAGCAGTATCTTGCGAA